ATTCGATCGCCTCATCTCTCAACTCAAAGAATCCATCCGCAGAGCGCGGACGAAATAAATCCCTAAAACCAAAGAAAATGGGACAATCTAAAATCAAGACCATTCAACCAAATGGCACCTATGACAGTCAAAACGGCTTGATGTACAAGTTCGAAATCGAACTAGAATCCGGAGAGAGCGGTGAAGTATCTGCAAAGAGCGAGAACCGTTGGAGTGTTGGAGACGAAGTAGAATTCGAAGTCACCCCGTCGAAGTGGGGCGATAAGATGCGCCTATCCAAGCCAGGGTTCACCCCGAATCAATCCAAGGCAAACAACCCTGACATTCAAAAGAGGATCGACGCAAGTTGGGCAATCGGTCACGCGATCAACCAAGAGAGCGACCCTGAGAAGATTCTTGAAGCGGCTGAGTTCCTTTTGTCTATCCGTTCAACCCTTATCTCGAAGCTATGAATTGGACAGCAACAGAAGACAAGCATCTCGTTGAGACAATCAACCGAAACATCTACCGAGATAGTAAGCGTCCCATTCAGTGGAAGAATATTCGACCGATGGAACGTCACACCGTCGCAGCGATGCAAACGCGCTGGACTAAGTTCATTCAGCCGAATTACAACTTCAACGGCTATCGATACACGTCCAAGAAGAATACCGTGAAGAGGAAGGTCGAAACAAAGCGCGTGAAGGTCTCTCGTTCGTTCTTTTGGGGTGCTGTAAAGGTCACGCGCTATGAATAATATAAAACTATTTCTCATCCGCAACTACGGATCGACATTAAACGCGGCTCAAACTCTCGACGTGACACCGAACACCGTTCGCAATTGGTGCGGGCGTATGCCTCGGAATATCCTCAAGCACCTCCCGGAGATATCTCAGACGTGCGGAGCGACATTTGCGGAGATCGTCGAAGAGGTTTTAATCTGTGAAAGAGAAGGCATCCAATAGCCCTTGAATTTTACGATATAACTTTGACGGAATGAACGGAATATGGATACCCCAGGAGATTTGGTTGTTGGATGACCTCTCTCCCATGCAAAGAATTCTCCTCTCTAAAATTCACGCGCTCAGTCACAAAGACGGATCGTGTTGGGCGGGAGATGACTTCCTCGCTGAGTCTCTTGGGGTCTCTTCTCAGTATATCCGAAAGATGCGCAAAGACCTTTGTGAGACCGCACACATCAAATGCGAAGGGTACGGTCACCGAAGGAAGATGACGGTTCTTGTAGAAGCAACAATCGGAACAAGCAACGAACGGAACAAGCAACAATCGTTGCAAGAAGAAGCAACTATCGTTGCAAAAGTTGCAACTACTGTTGCAAAAGAAGCAACTACAGTTGCGCAGAGTATAGAGAAGAGTAAAGAGAAGAGTAAAGAAGTAGTGAAGAGAGTACGTTTCAAGGAACCGAGTTTGGAAGAAGCGATGCATTCGTTCGAACTTGCGGGATCATCTCGCGACGAAGGCGAGAAGTTTTGGAACTACTACGAGTCTAACGGATGGAAAGCCGGCAGAAACAAGATGAAGAATTGGAATGCTGCCGCGCGGAACTGGATAAAACGAAGCAATGAATTTACAACAAACAAACAACCAGCTGCAAAGCAACCAAGCCAAGACCAGCTTGCAGCATATCTCAAGCACGGGCATCTATAAACCCACGAACGAACAAGCATGGGCAGGAACTAACATCCTCACCGCACTTCGTCACCATCCCGAAGAGACCCGGGCGGCTGTCGTGACGATGATAAACAAGACGGTTCAATTTATAGACGCAAAGAAGACTCTTCACTCGTTCGAGGACATGGCACTTTGCGCAGAAACTATCTTCGAAGTCTTCCCGGTTTTGAAACTCGAGGAATTGCGGTTAATTTGCGAGAGGATGAAACAAGGGTATTACGGCAAATTTTACGAGCGTTTGAAGATACAGGAGTTCCGCGACTGCATCATCAAGCACGAAGAAGAACGCGCCTCGATTCTCGAACAACAACACAAGACCGTGACACGAGGAGCGGAAGACCCTACCAACGTGCCTGAATACGATCCAGAACAAGCACGCCTCCAATGGCGAATGAAGAACAACCCCTTCTTGATACCTGGAAAGAATGACAGTAGCGAAAGCGAAGGCGAAGCTCGATAAGATATTCTCCCAATTTATCCGGCTGCGTGCGGTCAACGATGAAGGGTGGGGAGAGTGCTTCACTTGCGGTCGCTTACGATTCTACAAGAACGCGGACGCTGGGCATTTCATGGTACGTCAAAAGATGCCCACCCGCTTTGACATTCAAAACGTACAGTTTCAATGCAAACGGTGCAACGGATTCGAAGGGGGAGCGCAATACGAGTTCGCCTTGAAGCTCGATGAGGTTTACGGTGAAGGGACAGCGGATCGCCTTGTTCGGTTGAGCAACGAAACGAAGCGATTCAGCGTTCACGAATTGGAAGCACTTTACAAAATATATAAAGAGAAGGTCGATGAACTCAGGAAGTCGAAAGGGTTGGAATAGCTTTTTGACAAAGCATTATTCAAAACTTGTCCGCATCGCTCGACGATGGACGGACAGCCCTTCCGACCTTGTACATCACACTTATCTTCGTTGTTTAGACAAACGCTTCCCCGATGGGGATAACGAAAACCCTCTCGGGTACTTTGTAAAAGCGATGTACACCGAAGCTACACGCGGAAAATTCAAAGACTTATATCACGTTACCGATGCTAACCCCAAAGAACAAACCTTCGAAAGCGACTGGACGAAAGCCATCCAACGCGAACAGATGCAACTCATCCTTGACCGCCTCTCCTGGTTTGATAGAACGATCTTCTCTCTATACCTGCAAGGGTGGAACATGGCTGACGTATCTCGACGGTCTAGCATTGGAGAATCGACCCTTTATCGCTCACTACACATCACCCGAAAAATCCTGAAAGATGTTCTTCGTAACGGCACAAAAGAGGACTGACCGACTTAATATCTGCAAAGGCTGCGAACACTTCGTCGACAAGACCAAGAGTTGCGGAGACCTCGTGACAGAAGCCTTTACCGACTCGGATTTGTGCGGCTGTCATATGCCCACGAAGACACGTCTCAAGGTTGCATCCTGTCCCCTCGGTAAGTGGGAAGCAGAAATCAAACAAGCAGACCTCGAAGCAATCAAGACCTTTCTCAAAACAGAGAACCAATTCAGAACAAACGGACAGCTCGCGAAGCTCTATTCGAAGGTCACAGGAACGAACACCCAAGCAAGTCAATGCAGTTCGTGCAACCGTCGGATGCTTCAGGAGCTACAAAAACTCATAAACGAAACAGAATGAGCTACACAGCAACAGAACGGGAAATCATAGCGGAGAACATCCGACAATTTCTCAAACAAGACAAGAAAGAGAAGTTCGAACACCAGCACTTCGGGGGCGATCCTTTCCTCGTGAAGCGTGTTCTTCCTATGACCCAATATGACAAAGAGACCCTGGAGAATATCGCACGGGATGTCGAGGGTCGTATATTGCACCCATGAGAAACGCAAGAAAAGCCCTCCTCCATGCGAAGAACTTCCTTCTCATTACGGAGAACGATAAAGCAATTCGACTCCATGCGGGGGACGATCCCGCGACTTTACTTCTAACCTTAGCCGTCCATAACGATGAATTCAGATACACCCTCGAAGCCGTCCTCGATCAAGCCAATGAAACTCTCGGGGATCAAACAAAACCCGACGAACCCTCGGATAATTAAAGACGATAAATTCCAGAAGCTCGTAACGAGTATAAAGGAGTTTCCGGAGATGCTCGAAGCCCGTCCAATTGTAGTCAACCCGGATATGATTGTCCTCGGTGGCAACATGAGGCTGAAGGCAGCCAAAGCCGCAGGACTGACCGAGGCACCCGTCTATGTCGCTACGTGGGAAGAAAGCAAGGCGAAGGAGTTCATCGTAAAAGATAACGTCGGATTCGGGGAATGGGATTGGGATATCCTCGCGAACGAATGGGACGCAACCGAGCTTGATGAATGGGGTCTCGATGTATGGCAACCCGAAGAAGAAGAAGAGGTCGAAGGATTGACCGACCCCGACGAAGTACCCGAAGTACCGGAAGAGCCGAAGACCAAACTCGGGGACTTGTATATTTTGGGAGACCATCGTTTGTTGTGTGGGGACTCGACAAAAGCCGAGGACGTGGAGCGACTTATGGATGGAAAGGAGGCAGACATGGTTTTCACCGACCCGCCTTATGGCATAGACGTAGTGAAAAACGGGGGAATTGGATCAGGTGGCAAATACGCAAAAAGCGGAAAATATCGGGAAATAATTGGAGATGATGTTCGTTTTGATATTTCTATAATTAGAAGAAATTTTAATTGCAATTTGTTTTTATGGGGAGCAAACTATTATTGTCATGATTTAGAGGAAACGAACTCATGGGTTATATGGCAAAAGATAGAGTCATCATTGACCTTTTCGGATGGTGAAATGGCATGGACGGATTTAAAAACGCCGCTTAGGATTTACAAACATATATGGGCGGGTAGTATGCGTTCGGGAAATCATAAAGACGAGCTGAAAACAAGAGTTCACCCGACGCAAAAACCCGTGACCTTATTTGTGGAAATATTTAATGATTTGATGCCGACAAAAAAAAATATTGTTGATTTATTTCTCGGTTCAGGCTCGACGCTAATAGCAGCAGAGAAAACAAACCGCAAATGTTACGGCATGGAATTAGACCCGAAGTATTGCGACGTTATTGTAAAGCGATGGGAGGATTTTACAGGTAAAAAGGCGGAGCTATGGAAGCCGTAAAAGTGAACAATCGGAACACCAAAAAAGAGCAGATGCTCGAAGCATTGGAGAAGTCGCTCGGTATCGTTTCCACGGCTTGCAAGATGGTAGACGTAGGACGAACGACCCACTACCAATGGATGAAAGAAGACCCCGACTACAAGAAGGCGGTCGACTCAATCCAAGACGGTGTTCTCGACTTCGCAGAATCGCACCTTTACAAACTCGTGAAGGAAGGCAACCCCGCAGCGACTATCTTCTTCCTCAAGACTAAAGGCAAGAAGCGCGGTTACATCGAACGGCAAGAGATAGAGGTACAAGAGAAGAAGCCGCTCTCATGGCTGGATAGCTAAATTTATTTGGTATATTTGACAAAACAAACGAGCATGAATCTTCATCTTTACAGCGTACCGGGTTTATTGGGCTTACTCCGAAGTAGCAAGGCAGACACAAAGAAAATTATCGAGGAGGAGATACAGAAGAGGGAAAAACAAAACGGTAGAAAGTACCCTCGTCCTTGGTGAAACTCCCCGCGACATATTACCACGTTAAAGAATGCAAGTCGAAGATTCAAATCCACCAGGGCGGGACACGCTCCGGGAAGACGTACTCCATCCTCACGGCACTCATTGAGCTGTGTCATAAGAACTCGGGGCTTGTTATCACCATATGCCGAAAGACATTCCCAGCACTTCGAGCCACCGCGATGAGAGACTTCTTCGAGATACTCAACAATGAGGATGTCTACAACCCCGACCTCCACAACAAGAGC